GTTTCCCAGTCACGATCATTAAGGATGAAACCTTATCTTTACCCATTCCCTTGTTAATTCTATCTAAGCTAAATTTAGTACTATTATTTTCAGGTCTAGTTAAATTCATCATTTCATTCTTTAGTGTAGACGTTAATACAAAAGGTCTAATAGCGTCTGCTTTTTGCCCTGCTGACATTGTTTTATACGCTTTTTTACTTTCTAAATCACCTTTTGCATCACGCTCATTTTGTAAATATCGAATTTTACCAGAACCCATTTGTTGAAGTAGTGCGGTATATCCTTCAAAGTTTAATTCTGAATCCGCTTTAACAATCCATAAAACTTTACCATAGCTATCGCCATGATTATCAATTTTTTTATAAAGACCTTTATCATCATTAACAACCTCAAAAGCAGAAAAACTTTCTCCTGTTTTGCTATCTGAAGAAGGCATGACTAGATAATCGACTAATCCAATCCCTAAACCATTACCATCGACCACAACATAACGAGGCATATAATTTAAATATTGGCGTTTGATTTCGTTAGCTTGAATCCCAAAGTGTTCCGATTCAATAACAATCATATTAACTACAGATTTAATTCCTACACCATTACGTTGAGGATTAACCTTAACTACTGTAATAACAGTTTGCCATCCGTTTCTGCCCACATCTACTCCAAGTACATAATAAGCTTCATCATTTCCTCGACCACTTCTTGTAAATTCAGCCTGTTTTAAAACTCTACATCTATCAAAAACATCTCCATTGTAGAATGATTCTGTTGCAGAACCAGCCCAAACAGATTCATATTCTCGGTTAAATGATACTTCGTCAAAAGTACCATCAGACTTTAGATCATTAACGAATCCTGGGTCTAATAATCCCATTTTAACAGGAGTTCTCCAAGTTCCCCCCATAATAATAGCGGTACCAGGTTTAATTAATTGCCATACTAATAACTGAATTTGTTTTTGGTAGCTAAAATGGTCTTTAAACTTTATCTTCCTGCAAAGTCGTTAATTTTGCAGCGTTCTCTTATGAACTGCTATATGTTACCATATAGAAGAGACTATATCTTCTCCCTTTTCAGGGGTCACCCGTTTCCATTCACTTGAATGTACTTCCTTTCGGAATAGTCGTTGAACCTTTATCGTGGTAGATACTTCCATGTATCTCCATTTATTATTTTGCTAATAGCTTGCCTACCAACCCCTAAATCTTTAGCTATATTAGTAACTGATTCTCCTTGTTTGTGTCGGAAAATAGCTTCCATAGCCATAGACTCTGTCATTGTAGCTCTTCCATGAAATTCTCCTCCACGAGCTAATCCAGTTTCCCAGACATGAAGGATATTTTGTTTAGTGGTAACCCATTCTAGATTGAATGGTTTATTATTTAATTTGTTACCATCAATATGGTTTACCTCAAAATTTTCCCAATTTTCAATAGGGTTGTAAGTTGCCAAAATTAACCTATAAGCATGAATACGAACGCTTTTTCCATCTTTAGTTTTAAAGGATGGTCGTGAATAACCATTTTTATCTAAAGATAAACTTAAGGGTTTATTTTGGTAAGAACTAATAATTTGTCCTTCTTCTGTTGCAAAATAATAATTAGGTTTAAGATTATATACACTGATTGCTTTCATTTTAAGCTCCTCCATCTATAATATAATAAATATATCATAAATAGTCTTTAAAATCAAGCTATATAATTCTTAAGACCACAATACTTGGCTGCTGATTGTCCTATAAGGATTTCCCAGCAATTAGAGTGAGTGTTTATAGTGAGAGCTTGTATGTCAACCCGCACTGGTGATATAAACTTGCGATTTATTCATTTTATCATTAGGGTCTACTTGTCCATTAGCAGCTCGACGAGATACGTTCATCATCAATTATTTGATAATAATTGGACTATTTCTTCATCCTCTTATTGTTTAAGTTAGGATGGGTGGCACTTCAGATGGTAACATCTCCATCTTACTCCTTTCGGATAGTCTCTACACCTTCTTTTATAATATTTATAAAAGCTTGGCACGAGATTGTCTTAGAATTGTATCAAGATTCTAAGGTTTCCCTCGTTAGCCCTTTCGGACACCCTCTTGTAATCGAGGTTCACCACCTTATCTCTTTGATATTACTATCAAGAGGCCCAGATATGTTTAGGCAAAATAACTTGTGAGAATTTTTCTCCATCAACCAAAATAACCTCATCAATAAGTCCTGAATGTCGACGTCCACCACGAGAACTTTCTTTAGCTGCTACTACGTCGAATCGACTTCCATTTTTAAATACAACCTGTACATAATCTTTACCATTAAGCTTCGTTTGTCCTGGCGCCCAATTGATTTCTTTTTTAATTGATGGTATCATATCACAAATTTCATTAATTTTTTCTGCAGCAATACCAGCAGCCTGCTCTTTACCCCCAGAAGTAATAAATACTTTAATTCCTGGATATAAAATACATTTTTCCATCATTAGCATAACAGATAAAAATGATTTAGAAAAGGCACGTGTAAAAGTACCGAAAAAGTATTTATGCCTCATAGCAGCACGTAAAAATAATCTTTGGTAAAAGAAAAAATTAAATTTGCTATCTGGACCCTTTATCATATCAATAAACATATCTGGGTATTCTCTCCAAAAGGAGACATATTCTGTAAAAGTGGGGATGCTTTTGCGCACCCTCTCTTCTGTTAAGAATACTTCTCGATTTTTTTTAGAGTTAATAAAGTCTGATTTAATATCAATAAGAGTTGTACTTTTATCTTCATGTTTTTTATTCTTCGCCATCAAGTTCTACCCCCAATAACTTAGCCTCATCAGTAAGTTCTGGTAGAACCTCAGTATTAACAGCTTCAAACAATAAATCATCATCAGAAACCATGTCTTCTTCCACAAATAGAGCGTCATCTGCAGACATTTGTTCTTTTTCTTCATCCAATTTAATTTGTTCTAAGCCTTTTTCAATTAGAGAGTCTAAGTTTAATTCTTTTTCAACTAAATTACGTACGTAGTTTGTGAAATCTCGCAATGTAACGTCCACGATATCTTGTGGCTCATCTGTATGATAAACAGGAATAAACCCTTCTTCTTCACATAAACGCACCATTTCAGAGATACTATCAATGAATTTATCTTCTTCCTTCTCTTGGGAAGCAGTAAATTTAGCAGATTTCATCATTTTATCATAGGTATTAGATAATTTTTGGTATTCATCATACATTCCTGAATCAATCAAACTATGCATACGTAGAGAAACTTTACAGATTTGTTTTAAGTAATCTTCATGAGAAGCAGAAGTGATATCATAAGATTCGTGCATTTCTCCATAAAAAGTTTCTAGTTGAATTAATTCTTCTTCATTATATAAAGTTCCCCATTTAATTTTTAATTCTTTTATTTGAGTTTTAGTTAGTGCGGGATCTTCATCTTCTGTATCAATTCTTCCTGCCATTAGTTGCATAGCAGTGTCAGGATCATAACCTTTATCTAATAAATCCTCTAGTTTTTGATGAAGTATATCACGTTTTTGTTGAATTTCTTGATCGTGTTGTTCCATAAATTGAGGAGTGTCAGAGAATTTATAACCTTTATATTGCTCTAATCGCATTTTACCAATATAACGTCCTAAGACAGATTGGTTTGCATTTTTGTTACGAATAGTTTTACCATCTTTAGATGTTGAGAATTCATATCGTTCTCTTAATGAATTCCATTCATCTGGAATATATGGAATATCAATTTCTTCCATAATCTTCATTACTGTTGATGGAGATTTTAAATCAATAAGAGATGCCATACATTTCTTACATTTTTTCATTGGGTCTCCATTTTTATCTTTATAAAAATCCTTTGCAGGATAAAATCTATTACAATGTTCGCAGTGAATTTTTTCTGCTTGCATTTCTACTACCGACTTTTGTTTTTCTTCCTGAGCCATTTTTAAACCTCCTTAATTTAATAAAAATGTCCAGCTTCAGAATAATTGAAAGCTGGACATAATGTCTTATATTATTTTGTCATTCGTTCTGCTAGGTCTGCAACACGTGAGCGATAAATATTACTTAAATGAATATTACCAAAAACTTCGGTTCCGGCAAAAACTTCAATTAATTTAAGCATTCCATTATTATCACCTTCATAAGCCCACGAATCCAATTGAGTTGTTGGATCTCCCTCAATAAAAACTTTGGTTCCTTCCCCAGCACGTTGTAAAGCTAATTGCATTAAATCTTTATTTAAATTTTGAGCCTCTGTGATATATAAAGAAGAATTTTCTGTAACTTCATAACCTCGAATATCTGAAATAGGAATAATTTCAATAATTCCAGATTCAATATATTCAATTGCTTTTTCTCGTTCACCAATTTTTGAAGCTAAAATTCCTCCGATAGATTCTTGCATCAATTTTAAATTTCTATCACCCTTATAAAAACCAAGTGTTTTAGCTCCACGAGCTTTTTCTGGATTGACAAATATAGTAATTTTGCAAATCTCTTCTTTTTCTAGCATTTCAAATTGTTTTGCAAGCATTAAATAAGTTTTTCCTGACCCAGCAGGACCAGTTAATAGCGAAATATCGTGCTTACCCAACATATCAAAAGCGCAAAACTGAGCATAATCTTTTTCTTTAGGATTTAAAGTGCCAAATTCAGAAGAGCATATTTTAATATGTTTATTGTATCTTACTGGATTATTATCAAAAATTTTTGTGGCACGACCTTCTTCTACAACAAAGAAGTAAGGTTCTCCATGTTTCTCTAATACTAAATATTCATTTTCTAATAACCCAAGAGAGGAAATATATTGGTTAGCTAGGGCAAATAGCATTGCGTTTGTATCATCTTCTAATTCGTCGGAGACATCAACAACTGTATATCCTTCTCGATATTTATCGGCATCTTCATAGAAGGTTCGTACATTAACTCTATTTGCTTTAGCCACTGTTCCCATGGATAGGTCGTTAGTTATTACCTCGATCTCGGAAAGCAAACGATTCTCTTTTTGCGCCAAGAATATGATATCTCCATCTACAGTTGATTTATCATAAGAGGGTCTTTCTGGGTTTTCTGTATCGATAATCGTGAATAAATCTTCATTTTCTCGCAGCATTCTTAAGCCATTTCTAGCTTCGAACCCTCGCTGACCCTCAGCGGTTTTTAATCTATCTAGCTCTCCTAGAGTTCCAAGTGTAACCAATAAATCACAATCTTTAAATTCCTCAACTAAACTGTTAATTCTTTTTGTACTCATCAAAATATTTGTATCCAAAATTACTCGTTTCTTATTTGTCATATTAGTAACTCCTCGTTATTTTTTGCTGTTACGACATTCTTTACAAATTGAATAAAACTGTGATGAAGATGTTCTATTAATACTAAAATTACGATTATTTGCTAATTTAATTTCTTTACAACGAGAACAACGTTTGTAAGTTCCCTTAAGTTTATTCATATACATATAATCAATCCACTCTTCTGTTGCAGCGTCTGCAATAATTTGTGGGATTTTATTTCTATATAAAGATGAAATATATTCTTGTGTATGATCTACTCCAAAAATTTCAATAAGTCCTTCTCTTATTTCATCGTTGCGTGACCCAATAATTTTTTCATTTAAAATATAAAGCAAAGTAGATTTTTCAGCAAGAGATTTTTGAATTAATCTATCAAGGTCTTCTAAAACCCATTTAATATCTGAATCATTATTATCTTTAAATTCAATTTTTAAGCTACTATAGTTGATTAATAATGACAATACTTGGTCTCGTTGTTGTAGATTAATAGTATCGTAATGAATATCTTGTT